CTTTTATTCCTTACTGCAGCCTACCTGAACTAGAGGCATGTATGGAGGTCTGGGGATTCATGGAGATGATCCACAGTCGCTCCTATACTTACATCATCAAGAACGTCTATGCAGACCCCTCTGAAGTCTTTGATAAGATCGTCACTGATGATCGCATCCTAGAGCGTGCTAGCAGCGTTACAGAGTCATACGATGACTTCATTCGTAGTGCTCAACTTTGGGGCACCGGAAACATGTGGCAGGAGGATTTTAGAGGTTCACCATCTTCACAATGGGAAATTAAAGATGTCAAACGAAAACTCTACAGAGCAGTCGCAAACGTCAATATCCTGGAAGGAATTCGGTTTTATGTTTCTTTTGCTTGCAGCTTTGCTTTTGGTGAACTTAAACTC